CTCGTCTGAAAGGAATTACTTGAGAAATCAAGTTTGCAGAAATGCAGTACCTTCAAAAAGGTGGTGGTGATGCGTGCAGGAGCGAAGACGATAACAATCGTAGTAAGCAACTGAAAAACATCGAAAAGGACCAGGTCGATGTGCCGTCTGATCTGTGCGAAGAAAGCATGGAGAGAATGATGGCATATTTTCCGCAGGGTATTCGGATCGTAGCAGGCAAACTAGTCGACTACCGATCACACCCAGAGCAGAAGATAACAACACGTGTGCTTTATGCGCACGTGCTATCAGGTATCCCTGATGGCGAACAAGTGCTGATCATAAGTCCTTCGACGGGGCAGGTCGCCAAAGCACTAGAACAAGGTCTGGGAGTGTGCGTTTACTACAAGAAGGACGTGTTCGACCAGACGAGACTGTGCGACTACGACGTCAGCCCTGCTATTCGGCAGAGGTTCGATGTCATCCGCAACGCAATGCTGCAGGGCAAGGCGTCGGAGGGAGTGTGGACCGAGATTGAAGAAATCGAAGGGCCGTTCCACAGGATCGTCGACGTGCATGTGCAGGAGCAGATGCCGAGAGTCGAATTGGAACAGATCATCGAGCGTGTTCGCACGTTGAACAGGTGCGTTGGCGTTGGTTCCCCTATGTGGGACGCGATCATCTGTACGCTTGGCGAAGCTGAGTGGGTTGCTTGCAACTGCGATGGTTTCCGATTTTACGATCCTGAAGACGCCGTCATGTTGCTGCGGCAGGGCCAGTACTTGTTGTACATGGGTTCTGTCGACGGTTTGCATGGCGAGAAACTCTACGTCCATGAAAATTTGGGTGTTGAATGGCGGGGCAAGTACATGCCTCGCGTCATCGGCAGGGTTGTCGGGACGAACATGGGTCGGATAGGCCCAACGACCTGGTTGCGTTTCCATGTTTCCGAGACGGAAGGCGTGGTCGCAAATCTGGGCGCGGGCAGTCGGGAGTTCTACATGGTGCAAGACGTGTGCACTGTTGGTGGGGCAGGGGTGGCGAGGGAACGTTGTTTCATTGTACCACGGCCGCTAGCTGACAAGCTCGTCAACTACGTGCAGGATTCGAAACCGACGCTACCCGACGGCACGCCTCTGACCGACAAAGACATGCAGGTGCAGCTGGCGCAGTACCTGAGCGTGGCGAACAATGTGTACAGGATCCTTGATGGGAAATTGTACAACCAGATCGCTTCGTTCACACCATGGCAGCGCGCCAACCTGATGAATGTGTGCTTGCACAGAGGCTTGAGTTTGCGAAAGAAGTATGACGTGCGCCGTGTTCGCAGGCTAGAAAGCCGCGTACCCACGTTTGTGCGTTCCTGCTGCAACGAAATACTGCAGTACTTGTTGCCACGCTGTTTCATTGAGTGGTGGTTTGTCGAGGAGCTGGAGTGCAACTACACTCACGTGACGCGCGCAGGTTTTAACTTGCGCAAGCACCAGCCCGCTGTGAACGTCCAGGAAATCGGCTGGCAGCAATTGACGGCAATGAAATTGCGCGCGAGCTTCCGAGGAGGCGGGACTTCGATGCAAGAGCACATCGCGAAGCATGGCTGGGCAGTCACTTTCAAGGATGAATGCGACGCAGGGAGTGAATACACCATTGACGTGCCGCTCAGCCTACGCACGCTTTCACGCATGAGCGCTGTGAGTTTTGTAATTCGCAGCTTGAGTTACACACCGAATGTGCTCGTCATTTCAGCGCTGATGCAAGCGCTCGGGGAACGTTACCCGAGAACGGCAAGCTTCATACGGGCAGTGAAATTCATTGTGCCTTTGCTGAACGTCGTGCTTGTGGCTTCGAAGGTCGCAGCCGCGCTGATCAATCTCACGATCAAGCCAAAGAGGCGCGCGTTACCCTCGGGAACGATGCGTGGAAAGATGTTGATCAACAGATTTGAGCCGGCGCACTTTGGTTACAGCTGCAATGGTGTTAAGATCATCATCTGCACGACTGACGACGGGCGCTGGTATCGTCGGACGACGACATTCACACCGAGTGAAGAAGTCGCCGAAGCCACTTGCGCGGAACTCGCCATGGAAAACGCGAATCCGGCGCGCTACTGCCCGGAAGGTGATGGCAATTGCTTCTATCGGGCGATCTCGTACGCCCTGAAGGGCAACGAGGAGAGCCACGCGCTTTACCGAAGCTGGGTGAGCACGCAGCTGGGCGCGATGGTTGATGAAGCGGAAGTTAAACGGTTCGCTGAAATACTATCTGAGAAGACCCGTACAGGCCTGCAGGTCGTTGATGGCAACGACGAGTTGCTCTTCCGTCTTGGCGAACAGAAGAACGACATGATTTGCCTGGTGTGCAGCGATGAACACTACCAGCTGGAATACGCGCCGGCTGGTACTGTCGCAGGCGAAAGAACGCCGAGCGACGAGTCGGAAGTGCGGAGCGTGGTCAGCTCGGACGACACGATCTCGGACGCAGGCAGCGAAACAGCGGGAGCCACGTGGCTAGAACACCTCGACTTCCAGATTGCGGGCATGCCGCCTGTCGGGAACCTGCACAGGGCGCTCGTTGGGGCGGCCGCCGCAGTCCGTGCGAGCGAGCGCGTGAGTCTGGAGCAAGCGGAAGATAGATTGAATCTTGTCGCGGGCGTCTTTGGTTCGGGAAAAACCTTGTTGCTGACCGCGATTATGGCCATGTATGATCGCAAGGTACGCTACGTGGGACCGCAGAGCGTCGTGGAAACGATTGAACAGAGACTTTCGCTCCCAGCGCGACACCATGTGCCGGTTCACTTTACCTCAACGATGAAGATGAATTGCGACGCACATGGCGGGACGACGTTGCACAAGTTCCTCGCTGAGGGCAGCCACGGGACATGCGTCATCTGCTTCGATGAGGCCTTTTTGGCGGGTGCAGGCGCGGTAGAAGCCGTACTTTCCGTCAACCCGGAAGCGATCGTCGTGGCGGTCGGTGACCCGGGGCAATTGAGCGCGGTCAATTTCGTCGATGACAGGCAGCTACGTCTGCTTGAAGGTGATTTCGCGCTTGTGCAAGGCGCGACCTACCGGTGCGGTAGCAACGTAACTCGTTTGGTCGAATGTGCGTACGCGCACGTCGAGGGCTTAACTCTGACGAGCAAAGCGCAGCACCAAACGACGGTCACCGTCTACCGGACGAACCGCGCGGTCCAGAAAGTCATCGAACTTGCGAAGCAGCATAAATCAGCCAAGATCTACTGCATGAAGCAGAAGACGAAGCGCATACTCGGCAATTGCAGCACGGCGCATGAGGTTTTCGGCAGTGAGTGCGAACACGCCGTCGCTTTGGTTGAAGCGAACAGCTTACAGGGCACGGGCAAAGTCCCAGTGCAGGGCGGTGTGCAGAAACACATGCTTGAAATGTTCACGCGAGCCAGCAAGAGGATCGATATCGTCATCGATGAGCGTGAGTGGGCGATGGCCGCCAGGTTTTACCCAGAACTTGAGCACTTCTTAGCTCGTGACAAGTTGCTCGGCGGTGGTGATTCACTGCTGCCGAGAGGTACCGTTCAGACGGAGGACCACAAGTCGCATATGCGGATCGTGGTGAAACAGAGTGCTGAAAAAGAAGTGACAGCCTGTGCGCGTCGAGAAATCCCAGGCTTGGGTTTGATTCCCGGCGCGAATGCCGTTTCTAATGGCTACGTTGCATCGCGTGGCAGGCTTGAACCAGAGGTGGACAACAGCCCGTTCGTTACGCCCGAAGCGGCGTCGAAGGAGGTGATGATCGATCTTCTTCATCGCTCGTACCCGAGTTTCCATCTTGCAAGCGATGTTGTCGTCGGTAGTCGTTGTCTGATGCCCGCTCTGGACAAGAGTGCGCTCAATGGAGCAAAAATTGACATTGACGGTCTTGGCGAAACGAAAAAGGCCACTGAGGTCTATGCGGTCCATCCGGTCTTGCCATATCACAGTTCGGGTGATAAGCATTTCACTCTGGTCACCGCACTGGAGCGGTGGGGCATTCAGAATCTTGATCAGCGAATCAAGCAATCGACACGCATTGAAGCTGCGGTGATCACGCAAAAGCAGGAAGAGCTCGCCGCCGAAGCGTACGAAGAGTACAAAAAGGTCTATGGCACTCCGAAAGTCTTTGACTTTGACGTGGATGAGATTATTGCTTTCAAAAGTTTGGGCTGGGCCAAGCAACTGCTCAAATCACCGAACGTCGAGGGCCTCGACAAGATGAAGTTCGCTATCGTCTGTCACTCCATGTTCGGTAAAACCACGGCCGCGCGGAAATGTCCGTCAGCAATTGATTGCGACGACAAACTGAACGCGCAGTGCAAGGCTGCACGCAGGACCGCTTTAAGAGCCGGGACTGACGAAGCCTGGGCAAAGAGCACAGAATTGCACGTCGAGTGCTTGAGCCGCCTGCGTGTGACACCGGACCAGGTGCTGCTTGTTAACAGCGCAAAGATGTTACCTAAGGGTTACATCGTGGTCGCAAACTTGGCGCTAACTCCGAAAGCGATGAAAGCGCGACTGAAGAATCTCGACGGGCGTGACAGGGAAATGGTGATGAAGAATTACCATGAAGTCGCGCAGAATGCCGAGCTATGCAGCTTGGAGAACGCCGAACAAGTGCTGACGAACTACATCACTGAGGTCTCGGACCTGAAGTCACGCGACCACTATCTTATGAAGTGGTTCGGCGCGAGCGTTAGCCGCGTGGATCCGGCTGACCTCGAGAAGTTGGTAACGGGTAATGTGCTCAAAACACAGCGCAAAGCGGGTGATCCCGTGATGACGCTTGAGCAACTGGCCGACTCTGCTGAGGAAGTCTACAAGGCCTTCCGCAGTAAGACAGGCCAACCTGTGGCTGCTGTGTCATCAGCATTCTCGAGTCTTTTCACGGACGCGACGAGATTACTTGGAATGATCATCGAGATGGCGCAGGGTGATACCATCATGCCGGTGAACTGTCCTGGTTTTGATGATCAGGATGTCGGTCAGTTCATCAGGGAGAAGCTGGTAGGCCACAAGGGCGATTTCTACTGCTTCCTGAATGACTTCACGAAACAGGATGCTTCGCATAGCGTTTTCACGCGTACTGCTTTTGAGCTGATGATTAAGGATTGTATCCGCGAGTATGAACGTTTCATGCGCGCTTTCAACAGGTTCACGGTAATGGTTGTCGTGATGTGTCAGACTGTGACAGGCATCTTCGATTCGCGTGGCAACCTGCTTTCCGGGCTCAACTGGACTGAACTGCTGAACAAGTTTTTCACGCGCCTGGCGCGCGTAATGACCATAGCAGGCACCGTCTTGGCGGAAGGGCAGAGCACCCGCAAATTCGAAGAACTCGAGTTGCGCAAGCTCAAGCCAAATCAGAAGCTCGAAGCCGCGGATGCGATCGTGGAAGGTGAGAAAGGTGACGACACCATCGTCATTTTCGCCAATGAGCCAGTCATTAAGGACGTCGATCCCAACACTGGCATGCGCTTAAAGATACAGGTTTACAAGAATGTGGGTTACTTCCTGCATCGCATTGTGACACGTTACGGAGCGTACCCGCAGCCAATTCGCATACTGGCGAAAGTGTTAAGTAAGCCGCTAAGCACGCGTGCTGAAGATTTCGAGCGAGGCGCGGGCGAAATGCAAGTTGACATTAAGAATCAAGTGAAAGAATTCTGCACTGTGCAGAAACTAGCTGAGACGATTGCTGCTAACGTCCAATGGATGGAAGCTAACGACGCGACCGTCATCGGTGAACGTGAGGTTTCGCTAGCGGCGCATCAGCTTATAGCTATGAGCCGCATGAGCTTGAAGAATTTCATGGGTCTCTTTTCGAGGTTCACCATCGTGTACAACGTGCAAGACAGCAAGGTCTGCAAGCGCAACAGGCTGGGTGCGGGAAGCCGCGTCCACCTCTCGCTGGACAACAGACCTGGAGCTGAACTGTTTGCGCCTGTCATTGAAGAAGTCGGGCGTAGGTTTAGCACGGGTTTCCATGCGATGACTGTGAGTCTGGAAGGCCACAGGCATGCTGTGCTCGGGAAGCTACGCGTGAATGAAGCGGTGATGGCTCACGCCAATGCGAATGGCGTGCACTACCTTGGCGAAAAGGTCGGACCAGCGGTCGCGAGTGTACAGAAGGCCTTGGGCGAATGCTCAAAGTTGCTTTGTACACCCACAGCGTGGTACAGTGCAGGGGCCGGTGGTTTCTCGCGCACAGCGCGTGCGCTAGACGAGATATCAACGCCCGCGGTTATCGCGGTCGTGGAGCTTGTGGATGCCGCCCACGTAGCAGGTTCATACTACAGAGTCAAGAAATTGCAAGGCCTAGATCTCACGGCTATGGCAAGACGAGCGGGTGTGAACACCACGTTCATGCTGAACGCGGGACCACCAAACGCCATGGCCATTGGCTGTGCCAAACGAAGTTTCGTCTTTGTGAGCACTGGTTTGGTGGACCTGGGCCTGAGCGACGAAGAACTAGGCAGCATCATTTACCATGAGCTCGGACACATACGTCTCGGTCATAGCGGTATGATGTTGCTCGGCATGTTTATGCCGCTTCGGCTCATGGGGTTGATTCGTCAGAACAACGAGCGTTCTGCTGATCTTTTCGCGGTCAGCATGACACACAAGCCGCAAGCGTTGGCTAACGCCTTGAAGCGCATGTGGGTACCGACGCGAACGCCGACGGAAATGCTTGTGCCGACAGCTCGCAAGAGCGTGGCTTACCTTTCCGTATTTCGTGCGTGGGTCGGTCTGGCGGTGCACCCAACGATGCAGGTGCGCATCAACTGGTTGGAAGGGATGAACATCTCGAAGTTGTGAGGACAACTGAGCAACCGGTTCTATATCATGATTATTGTGAGACAATGGCTGAAGTCGAAAGAAGCCACCATATTTCCATTTAGTTTGTGTTGAATGAGTTAAATATGTGAATCTCCTGAAGGAGTAACAATGACTGAAGTTGAAAGAAGTCCCGTGGAAGGTAATTCCACACGCATTTTGCGTGTCCAGCCTGCGAGGCTGAGGTAGCCTACGGGCTAAGTAAGACCTATTTATAGGCACTACTCGCTTCCCATGAGGGAGCGGTGTGGGAAG